GGTAACGGCTGTGTTGAAACACGCCGGGGAACCGCCTACGCATATCGAAACCGCCCAGGCTATCAAAGTAGGCGACAAGGTAGAAATCAAGTTGGGGTACGACGGAAGCCTGAACACCGAGTTCATCGGCTACGTGAAACGGCTGAACTACAAAGTCCCCTTGGAAATCGAATGTGAGGACGAATATTACAAGCTGCGTTTCTTGAACTGTGTTTTCTCAAAGAAGGAAACAACGCTCAAAGACTGTTTGAATACCATTTTAACGGGAATCCAGTTGGGCGAGATTGTTGGTTTGACGCTAAAGAACTTCGTCGTCAACAACAAGCCCGGCAGTTGGGTGCTGGGCCTTCTGAAAAAGGAATACGGGCTGGTGGCGTGGTTTGACATAAACGGGAAACTCCATGTCGGCAAGGCGAACGACGTTAAGGGCGAAACGGTGAAATACGTCCTTCGGGAAAACGTGATCAGCGACGATGAACTGAAATACCAGTTGGCCGAGGATGTGAAACTGAAAGTAAAGGCCGTCTGCTATTACAAGGACGGCACGAAAATAGAAGGTGAACTGGGCGAGGACGGCGGCGAAACACGTACCTTTTACTATTACGACGTGAAAGATGCGGCGGAACTGAAAACGCTTGCCCAAGAAGAATTGAAACGGTACTCGTTCGACGGTTACCGGGGCAAGCTGACAACCTTCCTGCTTCCCTACGCCCTTCCGGGTATGGTGGCGAGCATCGAGGACAAAGTGTATAACGAACGGAGCGGCGACTACTTTATCGAAAGCGTGGAAACGTCTTTCGGGACAGGCGGCGGTCGGCGCACCGTTGAAATCGGGATTAAGGCATGAGCAAGGAAATGGAAGAATTACGCCGGAAGTTCCAGGAGCGGTTCGGTGATGGCGGTGACCAGGTGTTCCAGGGTGTCGTTACCGAAGTAAACGAGGATGAGTTTACCTGTACTGTAAAGCGCGACGACCAGGTGGATTATTTCGATGTCCGGCTGCGTGGGCTGGTGAATACCGATTTGCAAGGGTTCGCCTTTATCCCGCGTCTGCAAAGTACGGTGCTGGTTTGCCGGATCGGGAAAAGCAACGAACTGTTCGTCTGCCAGTTCACCGAGATAGACAAGGTGATATTTACCGATACCGATTTGGAAGTAATCATCGACACCGAAAACATCGACATCAAGAAAGGCGAAAAGATAACCGTCCATGTGGACGCGGAAAAGCTGGAAGTAACAAACGACAAAGTAAAGGCCCTGCATGAAGCGGACGCGCTCACCGTTACCGCTGATTCTACAACGATCAAGGCGTCCACCGGCGGCGTAACCGTTACGCGCGGCGGATCAGGATTGAAAAAGACCTTGGACGATATGCTGACGGCGATACAGGCCCTGACGGTAACAACACCGCACGGCCCGTCAAGCACACCGATTAACTCGGCAAAGTTCGCATCTATACAGGCAGATTTACCTAATTATCTGGAGGGCTGAAAAATGAAAGACTATAAACAATTATTGGACGGTGATCTGGACCTTACAACCGGTGATCTGTTGGTCGCGGAAAGCACCTATCAGCACCAGCGCGATTTGCTGTACAGCGACAAAGGCCATATCCGGCAAAAAGCGGAAGCCGGTGTCGGGGCGGTAAATTACATGATGGATAACGATCCGGAAGGCCTGCTCCGTGCCACACGCAAGGAGTTTACGGCCGACGGCATGAAAGTAACCAGGGTGGCCTTCGCTACCTATTCAAATGACCTGAACGTGGAAGCACGGTATGAAAATGAATGAAACGGACGGCCTTCCGGGAGCTCACTATGTTTTGATAAAAAGGTAGTGAAGGTTCAATCAAAAGGTAGTGAAACTTTCCCTGAAACATAGTGAGCTTTTGGAAGCCATAAAACGAAAGGCACGATATGAAAACGATTGAAGTTGAAAATGATCAGTTGTTGCTGGACATCGCCCTGCAACAATACGGAACGGCGGAAGCCATCGGCGAGATTGTTCGGAACAACCCGGACTTGAAAAACGATCCTTCGGCGGTTGTGGAATCCGGCCGGGAACTTGGCCCGTTCTATCCGGACATCAAATTAGCTTCCGGTTCCACGGTACAGATCGACGATGAAAGCCGCCTGATTAGAAAAACGGTAGTCAAGAAAATAAACCGAAGTATCACCACCTATATGGAAGCAAAATGGCAAGAGCGATTGAACAAATAGAACAAAGCATTACGGAAAGGTTGAAGGCGTCCTTTACCCTTTCCACCTCGGCGGCCTCGGAATGGCGGCTTTGGGTACACTGCGTGGCGTATGGCATTTACCTGTTTGAAATCGTGTTGGACACGTTCGAAAAGGAGATGGACGAAGACGCAGAAAAGGAAGTGGCCGGAACCGTTACCTGGTATAACGACAAATGCTATGAGTTCCAGATGGGCCACGAACTGGTATTCGATACCGTAACCGGCCTGCTGGAATACCCGACAGTGGATGAATCCGCCCGCGTGATCAAGATCGCATCGGTGAACGTGGCGGAAGACAACACGATCATGTTCCGTGTCGCCACCGAGGACGAGGACGGGAAGATCGTACCGCTCACAAGTAACCAGCTCCTGAATTTCAAGAACTACATCGACGCGATCAAGTTTGCCGGTACGAAATCCGAAGTTATCTCGACCGACGCCGACGAGGTGCGGTATGATATTAAAATCTATTACAACCCCGCCAATCCAGTGGACAGCGTGCAGGAAGCGGTACTGGCTTCGCTGGAAGAGTTCAAGACGGCGCAGAAGTTCGGCGGCGTGATTTATTCGCACAAGATGCTGGAAGCGGTAACGGCGGTTCCGGGTGTCGTAACGGCGAAAATGGTCGCCCTTTCCCGCAAGGGTACGGAGGACGAGGATTTTATCCCCATCGACACGATGGCGACCCTGCATGCCGGATATTTCAACTATACGGAAGACAGTAAACTGGAAATGGTATCCATCAATGATATTTAGCGTATGAACATCGTTTTGAACTTTAAAGAAATCGTCCGGCAATATGTCGCCCCGCACCGCAGACAGCCGAACCGCCTTGGGTGGCTTTGGGCGTTGGTGGATTTGGAAAGCGTCTGGGACGCCTTTGTTGCCTGGCGCGATTATTACCGATACAAGGTACACGTAACAAGCCAGCATAAATCCCTGGAAGGCCACCTGAACAAGACGTTCGGCGGCGGCATCCTGATCAAGAGCTACGAGGACCAGTTCCTGGCTATCGGGCTGAACTCGGAACCGGCGCACTGGGTATTGTTCGAGCCGATGCAGGAAATCGCCCTGGAAGGTGAAGGCGGTCAAAGTTTCCAGGACGTGGACTTTATCGTCTATGTGCCGGAGGGCGTGGATCTGAACCTGGTCCGGGCGGAAATAGAGAGATACAAAATCGCAGACAGAACCTACAAAATAGTAACGAAGAAATGAAACGACATGTACAGGAACCGGGCGTAAGGAAGTGGTCGGGCAACGATCTGCTGGAGCTTCAGGGCGAAGGGTTGACCATTGCCGACGGCTTCTTTTCGCAATACGGCAATTGCGTGATATGCGGTTGCCAGGTCAAGGCAAACAGCATCGCCG